TTTTATTGGCTTCTATAATCGAAAAATTAAAATGTACACAAATATAAATTGAAATGTACATTTTTTTGACAAATATAACGAAAAGGTCCCACAACTACCGAGACCTTTTAACTACCCTTTAAACAATGTTTAAATTAAACTTAAGCTGCCTCCAAAGGATTTAATTCAGCACATCGACTATTATAACGGCTCCTGCGTTAATTTGTGCCGATGATGCCGCTACTTCTGATGCAAACTGCAATTGAAAAACACCAGTAGTAATGCAATCAAAAATTAGCGAGGCAGTAAAATAATGTGGCGTATTTATAGGGTTTACTGCCGACGATGTTATATAACTTCCAGCGGTTGTATTTACATTATTTATTGCTCTTATTGTTGTGGTCAAATCTGTAGATGCAGGCGTTGCACTAGATACGATTGCAATTGTTATAAATCCTTTAATATTTCCAGTTCCAGAAGTCAACACAAAACCAATGCTCACCCCTGTTGTGTTAACGCCTGTTTGACAATCTCCAATCAAGGAAATTTTATATTTTTTTCCTGCAACTACTTCAAAACTCATTCCAGTAACATTTACTCTAGTTGTAGACGTTGAAGAAAAATCAGAAGCTAATGTTATGACTAATGGCAAAACTGCATTCGCCCCTGTTGCTCCAGTCGCTCCAGTATCGCCTTTGTCGCCTTTCAATCCTTGAATGCCTTGCGCCCCTGTTGCTCCAGTTGCCCCAGTATCGCCTTTGTCGCCTTTCAATCCTTGAATGCCTTGAGCTCCATTTTCTCCAGCTGCTCCAGTTGCCCCAGTATCGCCTTTGTCGCCTTTCAATCCATCAATCCCATCCTTCCTTACATCCACAACCACCGTAATAGGCGCATTAGTGATAGTACTAATCACTCCCTGTTTATCGCAAGTAATCACCACATCATACGGCAGCACATCGGTGGTAATCTCAACTGTCATTTTATGATATTTAACAATCCTTTAAACAAAACCCTCTTACTTGTACTCACAATCTCGTAATAATTATAGGTAGTCTCCAGTCCTTGAGCAGCGGGTTCTATAACCAATGTCATTATTTTATCTACGATGGTCAAAGCGTTTGCGGGTTTTACAAATCTATTTTTTTGAGCAGAATTATAAACTACAAATTCAAAAGCTCCTGTCCAGTTTTCGCTAGCCGTTAACTTTATTTCCACACGTTCGTTATAGGCAACGCTATCTATATCTAAGATTGTTGCAATAGATGGGTCAATTACTACTTTTTTCATACTATTTATCTAAAATATCCTTGACAATATTTACATTATAATTTGAAGTCCAGAAGTACCCCAGCGCTCCTGTACCAATAATGTAAATGAAATTTTGCCAAAAAGAGTCGTTAATTAAATGTTCGACAAGACCTGTTGATTGGTCTAAACAAACAGCAAATAGCCAACCAATAAACGCCCAATGTTTTTTCAAAAAATTTTTCATATTTATATTATAAAAGTTATACAAATAATTAATATATCCATCGGCGACGTCCGACAGATGCCGCATATTCGGGCGACATTACATTTATCAAAGAGTACGACGTATCCTCATACTGATCACCGTATGGATTAGTTAGAACAAAGCTCTGTCCAGTGTGATAAGTGACCGGCTGATAGCTCTCAATAAAATCGTACTCCCCATTACTCATTGATGATATTACTTTTGAACCTAAAACAATCGTGATATCTTGTAAGGCTACTACATTTAGTTTAGTGAAATCTGAACCTAACTGAAAATTAAATGGAAACTCAGGTGCTGAGTAGTTCTCAATTTCAAAGACGTTAGAGGCAATACAGGGATTGTTAATTAACTGTAGTTTGTGATATTTAAATCTATCTGATAATATCTTAGTTTGAACTCCTGATGTGGTTGGTAAATTTATGTATGGATAAAAATTTACATTGTCTGAAGAGACAAGTAACGCTAGTTCTAAACCTGAGTTATTGGTATAAACCATATTTGAATATAATTCATCAGGACCAGCCATAGCAGTAACGCTATTTATTACTATCAATGGGTTGTCGGGTGGCGTTAAGTTAGTAATTAGAGTGCTAATGTCTCGAAACTGCACCACACCATCAGAATTAAGAGTTAAAACTTTTAGCCCACCGTTGGGGGCTTTTACTTCATCTAAAATTTGATTTTGTGAAGACACTATCAATGATAGCATTAATGTTAAAATTAAAAAGATTTTTTTCATTGTTATAAATATTAAAGTTAAAAATTAAAATTTTAGTTAATAAACTAGGTTTATCTTAAAATCCCGACAGTATCATATGTCATTGCATTTACCAAATGGTATTGGGTATCAGATTGACCCTGATTTTCTGTGCTATTGTATAGGTGAAATAGTTGACCGACATGATAAGTGACAGATTGCATGTTGGTTACGAGAGAACCATCAGAACTATTGCTTAAACTGGCCACTATAGTACCCAAAATAATCGTGATGTCTTGCAGTGCTACGATATCAAATTTTGTTCTGTCCGTAAAATTAATTGAAAAATTAAACGGGTAGTAGGGTGATTGATAGCCCAAATTCTCATAGACATTAGATACTATATTTCGGTCGTTACTCAGAGATAGTCTATAATATCTAAACCCATCATCAATAGTTACTGTTTGGTTCCCGATATCGCTCTGGAGTTCTTTATAATCATAAAACAAGTCGCCATCAGAAGAGACCATGACCACAACTAGACCTCCGGAATCATTAGTGAAGTCAACAACTGGGTAATCTAGACCAACAACACTGTTAATAACTAGAAGGGGTATATTAGGAATGTTGATTTCAGTTTGCATCAAAGCCTTTGTATTTTTTTTCATCTTTCAATTCTTTGTATAATCCAAAAGCTATTGTTACCATTAAAGGCGTATAGACTATCAAAAAATCATTTACAGTAACAAAAAGAGCTATAACAAAAATCGAAATCACTGCCGTACAATAAATCCCAAAACCATAAACTAGATGGTTTGCTTTATCAGCTGGTAATTGTGGTAATTTCATATTTTATAAATTGTATAAATTTTACTTTAAATTAATTCGAAACCCAGGAGATTCCGTTAAAAAAAACTAGACATTTAACAGCCCCTCCTCCTACAACTGTGGTCATATAGCTAGGTGACATAGCATCCGTAACATAACAAATATCGCCTTCATTGCCTTCTGGAAGTGTGGCCACGGTATAGTTTTTCAATCGTACAAGATCTCCAAAATTTGTATAATTTGAAAATGTATTAGTACCTGTGAATGTGTTGTTATTAGGCAAAATATTAATTATAGTACTCGATATTTTCTCAACCTCCCCAGTAAGTGTATTTCTTGTAAGTAAATCGTAAGAAGATGCAGATGTTTGAGGTGTTTTTAAAAGTTCTAAATAGCCTAAATAGTTTAGTCTCATTTTTTCGCTTCCAGATAAACTTGACGTGAAAAATCTGATATTATAAAAAGCATCCAAATCTAAATTAGTTGTAGTAGCAGATAATTTTGCAACTGAGGATTTCATTTCTAAAACACCATTAACAATAGTTAAGTTAGGATTATCTAAAAGATTTCCAAAACTATCAAAACTTACAATTCTTCCATAATTTCCAGCGAATGAATTTAATCGCAAGGAATGACCTATAATCGCACTATTAGTTTGTAAAATTCCGCCAAAAAATGATGGAGTCAAACCTTCAGTAAATATGGCAAAGTTTGAATTGCCTTTTGTAAGTGGTCGAATGTGCAAACCTATGTTTTGATTTACAGTTCCACTACCAAGATAATCATCTATAAATAAGCCTTGTGAATAATCTACATTACCATTATACGTTGCCCTAAATGTAAATCCTCTGACCGCGTCAATTAGGTTTGAACCGCTAAAATTAGGTCTTGATTGAAATCCGTGCAAATGATTAAAATGTGCAGTACCTTCAAGAACTGGAATAGCATCAAATGACGCATAGGCTCTTAAACCACTTATTGCATTCGTATTATAAAGGCTTTCATCCCTTAATGCATGAAAACCAGTAATACTGCCCTCATCGGTAATAATTCGGTTAATTAATAATTGAGAGTCGTCCTGTGAAAATACCCCGTTACCATAAAAAGAATTTTCTAAAAGAACTTTTTTTCCATTTATTAGCTGATTCCCAACAATTCTCACAGCATCATTAACCCCCTGGACTAACCCCGACTTCAAAATCCAACTCAACTCCCCCGTTATAGAATCTTGCACAATTACACGATTTGCGTTATTGTCTTTTTGATTTTTAGTGATCGCCAAACGGCTATTTTGCGGAATTCTTTGCGCCTGTAAACTCGCTATTGCGAATAGAAATAATAAAATTGCTTTTTTCATTTATTTTTGATTTTAAATTTTTAAATGTCGTAAGAACTCAATAGAAATAAGTTACCGCCAATATAATCGGCCGAGATAAATTGACCTTCAATAATACCTATACAATAATCACCTGCTTGTCGCCCAGGCTCATAGTCAGGATGGTTTTTTGCATACCTCTTGAAAATCTGCATTTGCCCCAATTCATAATACTGCACCCTACTCAAAAACTCTGCGTGCGCATTAGGATCACTCAAATGATTCGTCAAAGCTTCTGCATCGGCTTTGTCGTTCAATATTTCATCAATTCCCTCAATATCGGCAAGGGGAACTTTTTCGTCATTCCATCGAGTCCAGTTAAACCAATTCAAAAACTGATCTTCATCTGGTCTATCATCTGTCCTAAACCACTCTCTTACTGTTGTCTTGAAACTCATAATTATACTCCTATATATTGAATGTAATGAACTACTCGGTATGGGTTCAAAATTGAAAATTCTTGACCACTACCTTGTTTGTCTGTTATATGCGCTCTTGTGCCTGCAAATGATGCTGGATGATTTTCATCACCGCCACTACCACCGCCTGTATTTCTTCTTGAATTACCTATTGCGTGGTCGTGTTCTGGCATTTCGGCAATGGTCAACGTATGACGTTTAGCACCACCAACTTTTCCAACGACATCAAAATCGGTATCGCTATCTTTAAAGCCCATCGGCAATCTACCCGCTAGACCTGTATATTCTTTCCACAAAGGAGGAATTTCATTAGCTGGTCGTCCCCAAAGTGCAATCAAGTCAATTGGAATGTTGCCGACCAATGGGCGAGCTTCTAATGCCGTAATTCTAGCCACTAAAGTATCTATGTTTTTAGTCGGGAAACCCGCTTTAAAATCAGCCCAATCCATAGCTCCAACACCTGTTCCAAAAGTGATATAGCGATTTTTAACCGATGGATAAGTATTGTTATTGGCATATAATAAAACTTCGACATCCTCTTTGATAATAACTTTAGTTTGAGTTATACCACCACGAAATTCATAAGTTTCGCCATTGACATAAACAACTCCGTTACTTGTATTTATACCCGTAACATCACAACCCGAGATAATTGTTTTGTCGCCAACTATATTACCAAAAGCGTTAAACAAGCTATACGCTGTTTGCATCTTTCCGAGAATGTTGGTTGTCATCGGGAAACCGCCTATTTGTGTAAAATTGATATTATTCATACTGATACTAGTTGATAGCTTTTGCCCGCTAACTTATAAAAGTCAACCAAAGCTGTTATTTCATTAATTTTTTCGTTCAAAATAGTCGCTGGTACATTTACTAAAAAATCAACCGCTCCACTCGCATAATTGAAATCGCTTTCCAAATACATTGTTCCTAAATACACATCCAAATTTTCAGCTTGTGTGTACAAATAATCTTGATCTAGCTGTCCCGTTTCATCAATGGTTATTCTTCTAACTTCAGGATCAAAAAAATCATTCAAAGCCCTACGTAAATAACACCTTTGTCCGTTGTAACTTAATGTTTTCAAATTCTGGTATCGAACCTGACCCAACCACTTATAATGCAAACTTGCAATAGGCGAAACCAAAGCGCTGAGATAACCAAACAAAACAGGCTTTCGCAAGAATGTTGGCAAAAGCAACAATATCAATCTATCCCAATCTATTTTATACCACATAACTCACATTGTCAAAATTTGGAATCGTGAAATAGCCACTTTCAGGAACTGTTTTTACCGTTATTGGTTGCGGTGGCAAATAAACACCAGTGCTTAAATCAACAATCTGATTTTCGGCATTGACTATATTTGGAATTTTTACACCTGCAACTTGCTGTAATTTATCCACCAGGTGCGCCAGAACCAACTCACCATTAAAAGGCAGTTCTTTCATATATGCCAAAATTGCTTCCTGAACAGGATAGTTTCCGTTTAAAATGCTCATTCCAGTTGCATCCAAAATCAACGGATCACGAAAAATTTGTAGGTTCAGAAGCAAGATGTCTGGCAAATTATTAACAACAATGTACTTCACGCCACAATCGGCTATTTCTAGTACGTAGGCATCAAAAGAAGCCTTTTGCGGCACTGTGATAGGCGATAAAACGCCATCCGTTTCGGCAGCTATTTTAATTAATAGTTGTCCTGCATTTTGAGTAACCGCACTATATTTTATGATTTTTGAAGCTTCGATTATATCATCCGTAAAGCCTGTATTGTCGTATTTGTCGCTGTCTTCAATCAAATCAAAACCGTATTGAAAAGCTAAAGCTTTGGTTCTATACCAACTCGGGCGATGCGGCATTTTTTGCTCAATAATATCAAGAACTTCTTTTTTATGGGTGTCGAAAATTTGTTCCACCAAAAAATGAGATGCTGCAACTATACTGAACTGAAAATTCTCAATGCTTACCTTCGAAAATTCGATGTCGAAATCAGCTCCAACAGCAAACCCATAAGCGGCTGCTAACGTTTCATTCGCCATAAATGGCGTAGTTATTTCTGATTTTATTTCTTTGAATGTTCTTGCCATTATCGTACTGTAAATGTTGAGCCTATTGTCATTGATCCTATTCCTAATTCAGGTATTAAATCTTTGTTTGTTTCGTTGAATCCCGTTGCAATCGATTGGTTTTTACCCTTAAAATAATTCGCTACATCATTGTTTTTAAATACCGAATTAGGAGCCTTTAATTTTTGTCCAGGGAACAGCTCATCAGTAATGGAAAGTCCATTTTCAACCGCCCATTCAAATGCCACTAAAAAGCTTCCTTCTTCCTGAATGGCTATATCTATTAGCGATTGATTTTCCTGTACTATCACGGGTGTTCTTTTTTGTATTTTATAAATTCCCTAACCTTGTCATCGTACATTTTTTTATACAATGCCGCTTGTTTTTTGTGGTACTCGATTTCTTGCAATAAAAGAGCTTCTTTTTTCTCAAAGAGTTTTTCAACATTATGAGCCATATCCTGAACGTGTTGAAACTTTTCCTCATATCTCGCTGGTAAGTCGTTAAGAGCATCTTTATACAAATCGACCACTTTGGAACCGTTGTCAATTTCGGTAGTGGTTGCATCTGCGTTATTCTTTCTCCGGGCTATAAACCAAGTTGGCAGGCCAACTACTAAAGCCGTAAAAGCTTCACCGAAATAAGGTTGAATAGTTTCTAACATCAGTTAATTTTTTGCGTTATTAAATCTTTTATGTCATCGTAATTTTTGCCGTCTAATTCCAATTGTGAGTCAATTAAACTTTCAATTTTATGCTTGTTTTCGATGCCTCTCATTTTTACAATCAAGTTGGCACCAATCAATGGATCAATTTTTAGTTCTCCTTGGTTCATTTGTAAAATAATCCCAACTTCTTGTATTAATGGATTGCCTAATTGCAATTTTCCATTTACAATTTTCAGGTCATTATTTTCGTCAAGTAAAATTCCTTTAACCATTTCCGTGTTTTATTTTCGGGTTTTCAATATTGCCTAAATTGGCTCGTTGCAATGTTATAAATGCGGTTACTAAAGCTTTCAAACTTGCACCGCCATCATTTGGTACCGGTGTCCAAGAATTAAAAACATTTTGTATATTTTGCAATATCAATGTGTTTTTATCCAATTGGGTTTTCAATTCTTTAGCGTCAACAATCCCCCCCAAATTCTCACCGTTAATCTTTAATAAACCATCGTTTAAAGACACTTTAAATCCTGATTTATCAACCAGTTCAATTTCTTCAATTTCTTCGCAAGAAATCATAAAACAAGCTTCACCATTATGAATTGCTCCAACTAATGCTAGCGAACCTACTTTAGGCTTTACGTTCACAGAACCCAAACCAAGTAAAACATCATAATATTCAAGAGCATTACTTTCGCCAATGGCTGTCATTGTTTTTTCTTCCCAATCGACTTCTTTAACCTTTACCCATTCCGTTTGCAAAGGCACATGGGACTTCATTTTGTCCGTGAGTAAACTTTTCAACTGTAGTAGGCTTTTGCTCATTATGCTTTTTTATCTAAATCAATCGTTTGGTGGTATTTTGGACTGTCGTCAAATTCCTTGACTACTTTTTTCATATAATACGTTCCCTTTCGATCGGGATATTGATAACTTTCAATTTTTCCTTTCATTCCGTGAGCTACACTCGGTATTCCAAAACCTATAATGTGTCCTTCAAATCCATCAACCTTATATTTATCATAATCTGCTTTTGCAAGCTTCAATAATTCAGCCTCAAGCGTAATATTGTAATATGATAAATGCTGCTCTGTACCAAAATCATCACCAAATTCAGCCTTTAATTTTTTCCCTTTTGGCAATGTCGATGTAGCAATAATTTTGATAATCACATCTTCTTTATTTTTATACTGCAAATTATTATCAACTACATTTTGCGAAAAATTGAATACCACTGGTTCTGCAACGTTGTCCGTGTAAATCTTGCCTACAATCAACTTTTTACCTGCGAAATACGAAAAGATGTTATTACCTTGTAATTCCTCTAGTATTTTTGCTGCAGTTGTATTTGGGAATCTTTTAGTCCCGATGTTTATGTCGGCGATATCACATTCAATACCTGCAGGAACTATCATTTTAATTAAGTCTGATAATTTTGTACTTCGCATCGATACGTTTACTGGATTCTTTTTGAGCAAATACATATAATCGTCACACTTTATTTTTACAGGAATATCAGCCGATACTTCGCTAATGAATCCCGTGAATTCTAATAGTAAATTTTCATCATACCCCAAATATATTTCGACTGGATCGCCTTTTTTAAATATTGTTTTTACGTTCAGTTTGTCAAAGTCACGTACGTTTCTGGGCAATACTATTGTCGCTGTTCCTGTCAGCATTTCCCAACCACTTTCAATACGAACAGAATTGCATTTTCTAATGACAATTTCGTCTCTAGTAGCTGTTTTTGCAAAAACTATTTTAGAACACATCGCTACGGTCATACATTACTTTTTATGTTCAATTCAATTGGGCTATCGCTAATTGCCGTTATCGTGAATGTTCTAATATTGGGTTTGCCACGCATTGGTTCAAAACTAATTCCCTTGATGGTTATGTTTTTAATTCTACCAGCTGTAAACAATTCGCCAAATACTGCTATACTACTAGCGCAGTTGTCCCATTTTATCAATTCTTTTTCTTGTGCTAACGGTGTTTTCAATCCTTGTGGCTGCGAAGCATCTGGAATTAAGAAGCCGTTAATTGTAATCTGCCAATCATCAAATCCGTAAATTTCCTTAACCGTGCCTTTACCACCGTTTATCCGCGTAACACCCATAATCTTGTCACGACGAAAAGACACTAAAGAGGTAATTGGCAATCTAAAGTCATCACTCACAAATGGAACTAATTCGCCTAGTTCATTGTACTTTTTCGCAAGTGGATTCGCTGAAAACACAATAGGAAACAAAATAGGCGTTCCCATAGCACTCATTTCAAAGCTTAGGTTACTATCCTTTACAACCTCAAGACCTGTAAACAATCCCGTGGGCTTATCTGGACTTCCTGAGGCCGTTTCAGGTCTATAAATGCCGCCCATCGTAAGACCAAATGCTTGCGCAAACAAGTTGGCCATTGGAGGTGTGTTATATTCCATCATGATCCTGCTGATATTAAAGCATCCTTCATTGTGTCATTAATTCTGCCTACAACATGCTCCGTTATTCTTTCAAAATTGGCTAAATCTTCTTTCATCACTTTATAGGTGTTATACACGTTCAAAGTCATATTGATTATTTTACCAGCTCCTGAGCTTGCTCCTCCATTTTTGTCCGCGCCTATATGGCTTGGATTGGCTGGCATAGCTGGAAAACCTTGCTCTATTAATTTCAAAAGCCTCAAACGCTCCTGTTCAGCAGCACTAAGTGGTGCTTGAGCTTTTGGTTTTTCCTTTTTCGGGTCGGCTT